TGGTCAGGTGTGGTTGGTCTTCGCGCGCGTCGGCGTCGATCAGACTGTGGCCGCGCAGCACTATCACACGGTGCAAATCTGGAACGGCACGGCGGCGGTCGATACGCAATCGATCGGCGTCTTTACTGCCAACACGGTGGTCTGGACGAATATGTTTGCCATCGTCACGCTGACCGCCGCGACCACGTTCACCATCCGAGGGACGACCGACGCCACATCTGTCGGCTCGATCAACGGCGACAGCATGATCGGCGCAGTGCGTCTCGGGTAGGAAAGGGAAATCAAAATGACTATGGAAACCAACTACACCTTCGTGTGCGACCGCGATGCCGTCACCACGCCACCGCAGGTCAGCAGCGCGCCGCCGGTCGGTTGGACGCGGCTGACGGCGCAGGAGACGCCCGCCGAGGCACCGCCGACGGGGATGCCGCCACCGGGCATGGGCGGCACGACGATGTTCCTCTGCCCCGCTTGCAGCACGGCGTTCAAGGCGTTCGTCACACCCGTAGCCGGTACAAAGAAAGCTTAAAGATGACCGCTGATCTTAAAGTCGTCGGCAAGCCGACCGTCCAGCAGGAGTTCAAGGAACGTCTGCTGGACGTGGCACGCCAACTCGTCGCCGACATCGAGAACGAGGGCATCTCCGGCATGGTGTGCGTCGCGGTGCGCCCTGACCGGTCGTTCGCGGTCTACCAGTCCGGTGACATCAATCGCATCGAGACGGTGGGGTTCCTCGAAACCGCCAAGCACGACCTGCTGCACGAAGAGCATAGTCCATTTAACAAGGAATAAACCATGGACCCTAAAGACATCGTCATAAAGATGACCCTGCGCTTCGATCAGGTGAACCTCATGCTCTCCAAGCTGGGTGCATGTCCGTTCAATGAAGTGGCGGACCTCATTTCCATCATCCGCCAGCAGACATCAGCCTCCATCGAAGCCGTTCAACAGGCGGCGGCGCGGCCTCCTGCCAACGGTGCCGACAAGGGCGAAGAAATCGCGCACTGAGCCAGCGAGGGGGATGAGTCGTGGCCACCATCCTCTATCTGCGCAATACCACGCTCAACGGCATCGCCAGCAGCTTCGATGTCGCCACCGCTGTCGGCGCGGCCACCGCCACCGGCATCGTCAATACGGCATCGGGCGGGACCAACATCCAGTGGACCGCGACTGCTGGTGGCGCGCTAATCCAATGGGTCACCGGTAAGTCAACGACTGCGTGGACGCTGGCGGGAACGGTCAACGTCAAGCTGTGGGCGCTCGAAAGCGCCATCCAAGCCAACTCAGGGGCACGCCTGCGCCTCTACAGGCGCTCGACCGCAGGCGTCGAGACTGAAATCACCGGTTCGCCGTGGGATCAGGGCACCGAGTTCACGACCAGCAACGCCGCCTACACTTGGTCGTTCACGCCAACCTCGACAGCGTTCGCCATCGGTGAACGACTCGTCATCAAGATGCACATCACGGCTGCTGGCGGCACCATGGGTTCCGCTCGCACCTGTACGATGCAGTACAACAACAGCACCGCGAACTCGGCGGATAGCAACGTCACGCTGACCGAGACAGTGACGTTCAGCGAATACGTCGAGGGCACGCTCAACGTCACGCTCGGTGCCCTGACACTGGCGGCTACCGGACTTGCCACGGTTTCGCTCGGCACGCTCAACGTCACGCTGGGCGCGCTGACGATGACGGCAACGGGTACCGCGCCGCGTTCTCAGGGCACCTTAAACGTCACGCTCGGTGCGCTGACACTGGTTGCCACAGGCACGGTCGCGAATCCAAACGTGGGCTTCGCGTTCAACGGTGCCGCTTTCTATCCCGGCGCATTCAATGCATCGTTGCCTACCATCGGTGCCACGCTCAACGTCACGCTGGACGCGCTGACACTGGCGGCGACCGGAGTCGTTCCAAGCAAGGGCACGCTGAACGTCACGCTCGGTGCGCTGACTCTGGTGGCGACCAGCAAGGCTCTTTCCAGCGGCACGCTCAACGTGACGCTCGATGCGCTGACACTGGCAGCGACCGGCAAGGCCCCGGCCAAGGGCACCTTCAACGTCACGCTCGATCCGCTGACGTTGGCGGCGACCGGCAAGGTCGCGGTCAAAGGCACGCTGAACGTCACGCTCGATCCGCTGACGCTGGTCGCTTTCGGCAGTGGTGCCGCTGTCATATCGAGCGGCACGCTCAATACGACGCTCGGTGCGTTGACGCTGGCCGCCACCGGCAAGGTTGCGGTCAAGGGCACATTCAACGTGACGCTGGGCGCGCTGACGCTGGCCGCCACGGGAATCGCACTGCCGCCTCCGGGCAAGGTGAAGGTGTGGAACGGCAGCATATGGACGAGCAAACCCGCCAAGGTTTGGACGGGAAGTGCGTGGGTTACAAAGCCCGCTAAAGTGTGGAACGGAACAGCGTGGGTCGCGGGGGCATAGCCATGGCAGTCATCGACTTCCCCAATTCACCGGCAGTTAATCAGGAGTTCACGGCGGGCAACGGCGTGACCTACCGCTGGACGGGAACGTACTGGATGGTGGTGTCGGTGACTCCGCCAGTACCTTCGGGTGCGACGTGGGTGGGACCGACTCCTCCCCCGACACCTACCCCCGGCCAGCTTTGGTACTACAGCGACAGCGTGATTGGCGGCGGTCAGCTTTACATCAGCTACACCGACATCGATACGACTCAATGGGTACCGGCCGCGGTTGGCGCGAAGGGTGATCCCGGTCCTCCGAGCACGGTGCCCGGCCCGACCGGAGCGACAGGACCCGCAGGGCCAACCGGAGCGACCGGGGCGACCGGTCCGCAGGGTATCCAAGGAACGACAGGACCGACAGGAGCAACGGGCGCGGTTGGCACGACATCGGTGGGAGCGTTGCCGCCGCCTTTGATCAATGGTCAGCTTTGGTACTACACCGACACCACGACCGGCGGCGGTCAGCTTTATATCGGCTATCAGGACGTCAATACCATCCAGTGGGTGCCCGCTGCCGTTGCGCAGATAGGCCCGACAGGGGCGACCGGAGCGACTGGTGCCGCGAGCACGGTGCCCGGCCCGACAGGCCCAACGGGTGCGACGGGGCCGCAAGGCATCCAAGGCATTCAGGGAATCACCGGGGCGACCGGGCCTACCGGCGCGACCGGGCCAGTCGGCACGACCACAGTCGGAGCGTTGCCTCCCGCTTCCGCCAATGGCCAGCTTTGGTACTACACCGAGGGAGTCGTTGGCGGCGGCGCGCTTTACATCTCGTACTTCGATGGCAGTACGACTCAGTGGGTTCCCGCCGCGACAAGCCCGCCCGGCGCTACAGGACCTGTCGGACCTACCGGCGCTACCGGCCCGCAGGGACCGCAAGGGTTTCAGGGCATACCGGGAAACATCGGCGCAACCGGGGCGACCGGTCCGCAGGGTATCCAAGGAACGACAGGACCGACAGGGGCGACGGGTTCGTCCGGCACGACAGTCATCGGTGCGTCGCCTCCTCCTGCGATTCAGGGTCAGCTTTGGTACTACACCGAGGGAGTCGTTGGCGGCGGTGCGCTCTACATTTCGTACTTTGACGGTAACACGACTCAGTGGGTTCCCGCGGGTACCAGCGTCCCCGGTCCTGCCGGGCCAACCGGGTCGACCGGCGCGACCGGCCCGCAGGGACCGCAAGGGTTTCAGGGTGTACCGGGGAACGTCGGCGCGACCGGGGCGACCGGTGCCACGGGTGCCACAGGCGCTGTCGGAGCCACGGGGGCGACCGGTGCCGCGAGCACGGTGCCCGGCCCTACGGGACCAACCGGTGCGCAGGGTCCGCAGGGCATCCAAGGACCGGCAGGACCACAAGGCCCGGCGGGAGCCGTGCCGGGGTCGAGCTTCGCCACCGCCAAAAAAGGCTTCGGTTCGGCATTGACCGGGGCCTACACAGATCAGGTCGAAATCGCTGTCGGAGCCGCCAGCCAGACGCAAACGTGGGCGTTCTGGGGAACCATGATCGTTGACCAGACGGCGGGAGGTGTTCAGTTCTACCAGACTCGCCTGTTCGACGTGACCGCGAATGCTGCCTTTGGCATGGATGCAGTTTGGACTGTCGCCATTGGCAACAATTCGGGTGTTACGATCTACGGCACCAAGACCTTCATCGGCGCTGCCGTGGTTCGCCTGCAGGCGCTGACGTTCGGCGCAGGCAACGGAAACTCAGATAGTCAGATCATGGGTATCAGGATCGCATAGGAGAAAATCATGGCAGCGATAGACTTTCCCCCCGGCGTCACCAACGGTCAGCAGTTCACGGCACCCAACGGTCTGGTGTACGTCTGGTCGACGACTCCCTCGCCCGGTCTGTGGATCGCGCAGGCGACGACAACCGGATCGCAGGGCATCGTTAAACTCTACAGCGAGGTCGTCTGGGCGAGCGGCACCCAGATGCTACCGGCCATCCCTCCGGGCGCGAAGATGATCGACCTTGAGTTCGTCCTTCAATTGGGTGTGTCCAACAGGAACGTGGCGCTGGCCTGTTACAAGAACGGCGCTCCGCATGCCGTGGCTTCAGCGCATCACGCCCAGAATACTCAATCGAAAGGGGCCACCGTTTCGGGAATCGCCCCCCTACCTGCCACCTTCTGGACGCTAATCGGCGGTGTCACGTCATGCTATGGGCATTGCCGGTTTAGCTGGAAAGCCGGGGACGACATTGTGTACGGCAACGGGCACATATTCGGTAACGACAATGCCGGTGTCCCGGTCGACGTCACCTCGTCAATGTACTGTTCTGGTCTGGCGGGCGGGTCGTTGACCGGAATTGGCGTCGCCGCGGACGATGGTCTTGTCCTGACGTCAGGATCGTACGCCCGCATCTACAGTGTCTGGTGACGTCAGCTAAGGTAGTACGCAGTGGCCAGCGCCATAGCCGCGAGGAAGGCCATAAACCAGCCTGTGACGGCGAGGATGCGGTAGCCGGGGGAAGAGGGCTCCCCCGACGGCGGCACGATAGCGCCGCTCGCAATGGCGTTGCGGATGAAAGCATCGGTGAGTTCGGGCTTATGCATGGCGGGACATTCTATACTGGCGTTCCGACGGCCATTCCAGAACGCCGCTCTTGTTCTTCGCGAAGCAGAGATGCCCCCGGAACGGTTCGACGATGAAGTACAGCCACGCGGTGTGGCGCGAGCGATCTTTGTCGAGGGTGACCGGAATTTGCTCGCGCTTGTAGAACGTCGGGTGGCCCTCCAGCCGGTCGCAGTTTTTCAGCGACTCGGAATCGATCTGCCAGAGTTCTCCCCTGATCTGACCGCTGTAGTCGTTGCGGTCAAGACTGGCCGGGAAGTCACCGAGGACCTGCTTGGCGACGCGAGGAATCCCCTCGCCTGCCATATAAAATTTCGACAAGGTAGTTGCCTTGCCCAGCAGCTTGGCGGTACCACCCTCGGTCATGACCCGGTTGTTTCCGTAAGCCGATTTGAGAGTACCGTAGACGAAGACGAGATAGGATGTGGTTTTTGTCATGTCCCGATGATACACTATCCTTGCGATAAAACAAGATTAACCCGTAAGATAAAGGCTGTGCATGACCGAGCTTACCCTGCCCAAGCTGACCAAAACGGCACCGGCTGCCGCGCCGCGCAAGAACAAGAAGGATCAGAGCGTCCTCGACACGGCAGCGTTCCTGCGCCATGTCCGGTCGATCTACAACATGGTCCCGGTCGTGGCGATTCAGGGTCGTCGCCATGAGGACAGCCTGCACGCCAAGGCCAAGGACGGGCGGCATCTGGTGGCCGCGAGTCGTCAGGACGGCATAAGTTTTCTTCTGCTTAACTCGCACTTCAAGGATCGCCGCGCCCACCTCGGTGTCGGCGTCCAGCGTGAGGGTTCGTTCCTCATCGGACCGTCGATGGCGCTGCAGCGCTGGCGCGGCTACGAGGAGCCGGTCAAGCTGATGTCGAGCCAACTCTCCGAGGTCAGCAAGGCGGTGAAGTGTTTTCACCACATGATCCTGAGCGACAGCAAGATCAGCCAGATCGCCAAGAACATGAGCAGGCGCGGCTACATGGTCACCGTCGAGAGTCGTCCGGCCGCCAAGGCACTGATCGACGGCCTGTCGAGCAGCAAGGCGATTGACGTCGGGTTCCACATCATCGAGCGCATGCGTACCGGTAACCTCGAAGCGGTCGATGGCGGGCGTCGCATCAAGCGGGTGCGACGGCCCGATGGCCTGTTCTGCGCCGGTCTGGTCTGTTTCGACCTGCTGCTGAGTCTTGCCAAAAGCGAAGGACTTTTGCCGCAAGAGTTGGATTTTGGCGCGGTCAAGGAACGACTCATCCGGCCATGATCAAGGCGAGCGAACGCATAGCGGTCGGTTACGTCAACCCACGCACCTTGCAGGGTTCGATCATAAAGATCGACGAACGACCACCGCTGATCAAGTACCTTGCCGACCGCATGGCGCGTGTAGTCACGCCTTACTGGCCGTGCAGCGATCTGAAGTGGGATGCGTGAGGTTCAAGACCGAAAAGCTGCTTTGGGAGAACCATCTGTCGACTCGTTTGATCGGCAGATGGTGGCGCGTAGAAGCCGACACGCCGCGCGGCATGCTCGACGTGTTCGGCTTCTACAAATCCGAGACACACATCATCGAACTGAAAATCGGCAAGCCGGGCGTCAACCGCCTTGAGAGCGGCCAGTACGACATGATCATCGAAGCCCTGCGGCAGGGCGGACCGTGCTGGTGCCTGTTCAACCACGGCGGCAAGATGAAATGGTTCAGGGGTCTCCCGATTGGAGACCCCTGTACGCCGCCGCCGTTCTACCGGCTTTAATCACCGCGTTCCTTCATGTGATGTTCGAGTGCGAACAGTGCTCTCCCTAAGTCGCGCTCCGTAGCTGCTAGCAGTTTACGCAGCCGCTCGATTTCGTCGGCGGCTTCAGACATCGTATCTACGATTGATACATGTTGTCCTGTTTTGAAGCGCAGCCGCTCCACAATGTCGGGCATCACACTCCCTCACTTCCGTAGACGCGCATCGCCTTGAGTATCGCAAGGATGTGGGTGAGCATTTTATCCATCCTGTCCATCTGCTCTATCAACCGTGCCGCAACTTTCTCAAGATCGGCAACCCGTTGGGTCAGGTCATCGCTCATGTCGGTCATGGCTTCATCAGGAGGGATTGCACGAGCGCAAATCCATCCAGCCATTCAAATGAATGCTCGCAGCCTACGCAGGACTTGCGACCGTGTATCACGACTTCTGTAATCTTGCCGTCGCGATAGTAACACGGTGTCATGTCGCTCTTGGCGTAAGGACAGGATTTCTCCTTGGCGGTGGTCATTGCCTTCACCTGTTCTAGGGCGTCCAACAACGTGATAAGCGCGTTGCGCATGGTGACAATCAGGGTGGCGTCGAGACCTGTCCCCGTCGTCGCTTTCTCCTCCAGCGCCCGCAGTTCAGCCACCAATGCGGAGAGAGCGGGGGCCAGAGCGAGTATTCGTTCCGCGATGTCGGTCATCGTTCCTTCACCCATACTCGTTTGTAGCCGATAGCGCGGCCCGCCGCTTCGAGGGACGCGCTCTGGGGCCGCTTGGTCTTGCCCCTGAACCAGCCCTGCATGCAGCCGACTGTCGGACCGCCGTCGGACTCGATGACCTTGAGGGTCTTGGATCGGAGTCGTTGATCGCCGGTCTCGTTCTGAACGATGGTCCTTAGCTCGTCGATCACCGGGTCCTTGGTGCGGAACATGTAGCTCTTGTAAAGACGGAGGGTCATTACTTCACCCACTCGTAGGTGTTCTTATTGTTCACTTTTCCGCCGGGCACCCTTCGGAGAATCTTCCGCTTGGTCATCTGTTGCATGAAGTAGCTGTAGGAGGCGGGCGAGAACCCAAGGGTTCCAATAGCCTCCTGCATCTTACCGGCATTGATCGTACCGCCGAGTTTGCGGATTTCGTTCTCGATCAACTTCAGAGAGTTTTCCGTGGTCGTTTTGAGTCGTCCGCCGGAGTCAACGACCGCATTCGGAACATACGAATGGGTGATTTCCCGCGCCAGACCGCTGAGTCGTTTGAACGTCTCACCAAGATTCTTGTCGTCGACATAAAATTCTATCTTGAACATTTGCAGTCTCCTATTCGCCGCCCCCTTCCAAGAGGGCGGGATTCTCAAACACGGCGCGGGCGATGTTGCCCTTCTCCGTGAGGTTCCGCAGTACCAGCGTGTCGGTGCTGTTGGGAACCACCAGATCGATGAAGTGGGCGCTCCCGGCCATGCCGAGGCGGTGGATGCGGTCCTCGCTCTGCCAACGGGATTCCGCCCGGAAGCTGTTCGAGTAGTAGACCGCAAGCTGGGCGACCTGCAGGCCGTCGAGGCCGGTGCCCGCGGCGTCCGGGTTGGCCACGAAGTAGTCGACCTCGCCGTTCTTAAAAGACCGCACAGCCTCTTCGCGGGCCGCCGCTGATGTCTCACCGAAATAGGTGACGACTCGATGTCCCTGCTCTCTCAGGAAGCTGGAGATGTCATCGATGTCGTTGGTGAAGCGCGCCCAGATCACGGCCGGGCCGTCATGCTCGGCGAGCACGTCGTAGAGCACTTCGAGGCGGCGCGATTCGATGGGCTGGCTGGTCAGGATGCGGACTTCTTCACCGGCACCGTTCACGGTCTCTTCGACTTCGACGATGTGGCCGCTGAGAAGCTGCTGCATGCGCAGGAGCCTGACCGCGGCATTGGCCGGGGTGGCGATGCGGCGCGCCCGCAGGTCCGCCACCAGTTCGTCGTTAAGGGCCTTGTAGAGGCGCTTCTGGTCCGCCGTCATTTCGACCTCGCGCTGTTCGTAGGTCTTGGGCGGCAGCCCCAGCACCGTCTTGGGCACCACGAAGGTCACCGGGGCGATCAGGCGGACGAACTCCTCGACGTTGCGGTAGCCGGTGATCTTCATCGCACCCTGCCGCGCGCCGGGAATGGGCGACAGAACGCAATAGCGGCCCCGGAAGGCCCAGTACGACGAGATGCCGATGATCGACGGGTCGAGGAACTGATACTGCGTGAAGAGGTCCTCAAGCCCTCTGGTGATGGGTGTGCCGGACAGGGTGCAGCGGACCACGCTGTACTGGCGCAGCCGGTCGATGATCTTGGTGCGAACCGCCTTGGGCGACTTGATGCGCGACGACTCGTCCATCACCAGCATCATCCGGCCCGATGCGAGGAACGCGCGGGCAGCGATGAAGGCCTTGCCGGATTCGGCCGAGAAGGCCTCGACGTTCATGGCGGCGATGCGCAGCACACCGGGGTGCGCCTCGGCCACAGCCTTGGGCAGCGGCTCCTTCAGGGTGGGCTTCCACACCGCGGCGTAGGCTCTGACAGCATGCGTCATGTGCTCCGGGATCGCCCGGTTGACCCACTGCTTCTGGACACCGTTGGGGGCGATCACAAGGACGCCGTCAATCTCGCCGCGCATGAACTTGTCGGCGGCGATGTCGAGGGTCATCTTGGTCTTGCCGGTGCCCATCGCCACGGGAGCCAGCGCGAAGACCGGCATCAGCCGGGCGGCGGCGAAGATGTCGATCTGGAAGGGCAGCGGCGCGACCTTGAAGGGCCAGTTGCGCTCATACTCCCCGGCAGTCGGCCGGTTCTGCGCGGCGATGATGCGCGCGGCGCGAACCTCCAGCAGGCGGTTGCCGGGGTCTCGAAAGGTGGCGCTGGGGTAGTTGTCGAGCAGCCACGCGAGGTTGGCGTGACTGGCGCGCAGCACGCCGTTCGTGGCGGGCTCCGGTGCGTTGCCGTTTATCTCGATGACGTCGAGGTTGGTCGAGTCGTCGATCCGAATGCTCGCTTGGTTGATGGTGATGATCAAAGTTGTTCCCCTTGGTTAAGATCGACAGGATAGTTGGGATACGGCAGCCGGTCAATCAGTTTATTGATCGTCTGCAGGATCAGCGGGTTCATGTCGACCTTGCCCGGCTGGGGGGTCCAGCCGTTGCTGATGTTGGCCTTGAGGCTGCGCTGGGTCTCGTACTGCAGGCGCTTCAGCGCCTGCCGCAGGATGCGGACCTCGTTGCGATTGAGGTCCGCGAGGGTGACGGTGTCGGCCATTAGAAGCCCCACTTGGAGGCGCAGATCGGGCCGATGCCGCGGGCCCGGCTGACCGGGTCGGTCAGCAGGATGCCGCAGCAGCCGCACGGCAGGTCAAGCTGCTCGCCGCGCGCTTCAGCGGCGGCCAGCCGGGCGGCGATGCCCGCGGCGTGCTGCTGGATCGCGGCCTGCGGGTCGGCCTCGATGACCGCCAGCTTGGCAGCCACGTCGGCCGGGCACTCGCGCACGGCGCGGAACACCGGACCGGTCGGCGTGCCGACGATCTTGCCGCAGTACTGGGCACCGACCTTGACGTAGAGGGCACCGGCATTGACGCCGGTCGCCGGGGCCAGCGAGAGGGTGATGTCGCCGATGGTGATGGCGGCCCTGTGGGCCCCGCCCAGCACGACCGTGTCGAAGGCGGCCCGGATGTTGGGGTAGGTCGCCGCCGGGCCCTGCGGGGCAGATATGGCCCGCTGCGAGGCCCACTCGGCGTCACGGGCGGCCAAGCGGTCGACCGTCTCGCCCTGCTTCTGGCTGAGATCGCCGAAACGGATGACCGAGGCGTACATGGAGGCGGCGAACTCGAAGGTCGCGGCCTTCGCCTCGACCCACGCGGCGCGAACCGGCTGGACGGCCTTGTAGGCGACCCACTTGGGGGCATTGAAGTTGACGGTCACGGGGGCCTGCCGGGTGGGGGCCGCTGCGTAGTCGCGGCGGGCCGAGTTGCTGCGGTAGCCAGTGCGGGGGGCGTAGTTGCTGTAGCGGGTGGGGAAGATCGACATGACTTGAAATCTCCTTGGGTTGTGGGCGTGTGGCCCGAGAAGCGTTATATCTCACGTCCAGTTGGGTATGTCAACAATCCTGTCGATTATTTAGGATGATTATTAATGATTATTTATCATTTATAATTATTTGCACTCCCCCCACGATGGCCCGGTTTTGGCCTCGGCGACCATCGGCACGGCGATTTTTATGACCTCCTCCATGATGGTCGTCATGCGGTCGATCAGTATCTCTCCCGCCTCGCCCATGGGGACCGAGCAATCGGCCTCGTCATGGACCGTCAGGTTGACCGGCATGTTCTCCCGGCGCAGGGCGACCAGCGCCATCTTCATCTGGCCCGCGGCAGAGCCTTGGATGACGCCATTGAGCGCCTTATGAACGCGAGCGAATTTGCCATCGGCATACCGCTCAAAGCGAATCTTCTGGCCGGTGATGGTCTTGACGTAGCCCCGCGACTTCGCCGTGTGCTTGGCCAGATCGAACAACTGCCTGACGAAAGGTACTGCATTGAAGTGCTTGCGCAGGAGTATCTCGCCTTCATCGCCCGCGACTTCGATTTCGTTTCCGTTGAACATCGTCATGGTCTTGGTGGGCAGTCCGAGAGATTTGCACAGCGCGCCGCCCTGCATGCCGTAGGCCAGTGCAAGGTTGATCGTCTTGGCCTGCGCGCGAGAGACGCCCATCAGGGCGGCACATTCGCCGTGCAGGTCGGTCATCGGGTTTTTCTGGAAACGCTCGACCATCTCGGCGGCACCCGTGAGACGGTTGCCGTTGATCGTCGCCATGCTGGCGAAGTGGACGGTGAGGCGCGGCTCCTGCGATGCGTAGTCCAACTTGAGCCAGCGCTCGCCGTCTTCCGGAATAAAGCATGAGCGCACGGCCGGGCCTATCACGTCGTCGCGGGCCGGGATGTTCTGCAGGTTGGGATGCGACGACGCCCAGCGGCCTGACGTTGCTCCATACATCGAGTCGTCGCCAAACATATCGTCGTTATTGGAGGAGTTATTCCTCGTTGAATGAAACTCGGCATGGATGCGTCCGTTGCGGATGTAATGACCCAACGACTCGACGAATGTGCCGCGTGCCTTCTCGTACTTGCGCGCTTCGAGGATCGCCATGGCGACCGGCGAGCCGATGGCCTGCAGGGCGAAGCGGTCGACGCTGTCGCGGCCTTTCTCGGTGATGCCAAACTGCACCGCGCTGTTCTCCGCACGCAGTGCCTTCATCGCTTCGCCGTTGTCGAACGGCTCGACCCGGATACCGGTCAGATCGATGATCTGTGCCAGAGCGCGCTCGACCTTGAGGGCGAATTGCGCGCCAAGAAGTTCGAGTCGTCGCTGATCGACCCGCACGCCTTCCCAGCGCATGTCGACCGAGACCATGGTGCATTCGCTCTCCAGCCTGAGCGGCTCGCCCAGTTTCTCGGCGGCAATCTTGGGGATCAGGTCGTAGTAGAGACAGTACGTCAGGTCGACGTCGTCCAGCGCGTAGGGCTCGACGATCCACGCAGGCAGCTTGTCCATGTTCGACATCGGATGCTTGATGTGCAGGCTCTTGGCCATGTCGAACAGCGTCAGCGTACCCTTGTCGCGGTGCAGGTAGTGCTTCGACAGCGACGACAGGGAGTAGCTCATGCGGTGCTCGTCGAGCAGGAATGCCATGACCTGCACGTCGATGGGCGGGTTGTGCGGCACGATGCTCAACCGCCTGAGCCAGCCAGTGTCGTACACCGCGTTGGCCATCACGAACGTGACGTCAGGCTTCTCGGCCTGCTCTTTCAGCCACACCCAGAAGCGGTGATGCCGGTCAGGGTCGAGGTTCCCGGCGGCATGCATCAGCGGCACATAGAACTTGCTGCGCCGCCAGCAGATCGCGACGCCGCAGATGAAGCCTTCGCCGCGATGCGGCCAGCACGGACCGACGCCATTGGTGATGCCGATGTCCTTGGTCTCAAGATCGATGGCGACGATCCCTTCCAGTTCCGGGAACGACTCTTGAACTGCCCAACCGGCGGGCGGCGTAAACGTGCGCAGCGGCTCGTTCAGGCCGAGGCTGTTCTGGCGCGGGTCTTCGATTCGTCTGACCATTGTCAATGCGCTTCAGGCATGACAGCGACCTCGACAACTTCAACGTAGTCGACCTCCTTGGGTGTCTTTCCGACAGCGACCTTGACCGCCGCGTCCTCGCTGTCAGCCTCTATCTCGTAGATTATGTTCATCGCCAAGACGACCCGGTATTTCATTTCTTGCCTCGCTTATTGTCGATGGGCTTGTAGGCCTTGGCACCGGGCAGGTTCTCGGCCAGTTCGCCGCACACCATGCCGCTGCTGATATGCTCGTGTCCAGAAACGTCACGATACCATACCCGTGTGCCCAACTGGCGAAAGTAGAAAACGCCGTCGCGCGTGCCAAACTCCACGCCATCGTGACGCATCGTGACGTAGCGCTTGGGGCGAACCGGCTCGACGTCGTCCACCGGCTCCCACATCTCGCCCTGACGCCACGCCTCACCCGCGCTCTTGCCGACATACTTCTGGCGGATGCGCTCGACGTCGGCGATGATATCGGCGTTGCGTTTTCTGTCACGCTCCGGCGCACCGGCCAACCACGCCGCCGCGGCGCGCGACCGCGCATGGCGCAGGCGGCGGTCGTCGAAGTGCCAGTCGCGGTAGCCTGCCACCAGCTTCATGAAGTATTTGTCGGTCGGCGGCTCCAGCGTCGGGTCGCGCTTGATGTAAGTGAAGCAGCGCAGCGCACGGTTGTCGTCGGTGATAGGCGTGATCAGGTAGCGGTCGTAGGCCTTGCCCAAGCCTTCCTTGCGGTCGAGTTTCTCGATGTCGTCGGCGGTCAGCCTGTAGATGCCCACCGGCACGGTCGACGTCTTGTCCTGCGTGATGGTGGCGACGCGGGCGAAATCGAGCCGATGATCGAGGATGCGCCCGGCGATGACCAATTCGACATGCGGGCAGCGCTCGGTGATCTGCGACATCCACAGGTTGCTGCCGTATCCCGCGTAGGGATAGCGCTCGGCCATGTGCTTGGGGGTGTGGTGGGAAACCTTGAGGACGGTCATGGGGATGGCGTCGGTCATCAGATGGTCCTCCGCGCCGCGCGGCGGGCGTCGGCCGCGGCGATCTCTATCATGCGGTCCGAGAACCACCTCGCCGTTTCGGTCGACAGGCCGGACATCACGTCCGTCGTCGACAGTTTATGCAGCAGGTCGCGCTGGCGGGTGGTGGTAGGCACTGCGGCGGCGGCATTCGGCGCACCGGACACCGTCACGCGCTGGCGAATCTGCGCCGGGGCGGTGAAAATCTGCGCACGGGTGCGTGCGCCATTGACGCCGACATAGGCCAGTTCACCGTTGCGCTGAGTGGTCAGCAACTCGGCACCGTGACGGCGCAGCCAGTGCGCGGTCACGCGCAGGCGGCTGTTGGTGCTGTTGGTGCCGCCATCCATCCAGCCGAAAGTGCGCGCGTCATCGGTGGTGATGACGCCGTTCTGTTCGATGGTGCGCAGGAAGCAATCGTAGTCGGTGTTCGGATCGATGAGCGGGACCTGCGGCGACATGGTGGTGCCGGTCACGATGCTGACCGTGCGCGCTCCGGAGCGGCGGCGAGTCTGCTGGCGAATGATGGTGGGCGCATTGGTCGGCGTGGTCACCGCGCCACCGCCAATCTCGGCCAGCAGGCGCAGCGTCTCGGCGACGAAATCACAGAGGAACTTGTACCAGCCGATCACCTTGCTGGCGTTGACCGTGCCGCTGTGCTGGCGGAACTCGATGCGGCGGCTCGACCGGCCGTTGGCGACGTGCTGGAGGTTGACGCTGACGTAGCGTTCGCGCGAATCCCAACGCTGCGAGCGCTCGCCGCTGGTGATGGTGGTGAGAATCTTGTTCAGGCTGCTGCCGGTCAGGTTCTGGGCCCACTGGCCGCCACGACGCGACGGCGGCAGGATGCCATTGATGTCGACTTGGCAGTGATGGTAGCGCAGGGCGATGGCGGCGCACTCGTAGGACGTCAGGTCACCGGCATCGATATGGACGTGGTAGCCGCACGACACGTCGACGTCGTAGCCGTTCGATTCCAGCCAATTGCAGACCTTGGTGACCTCGTCGAGCGACGCCTGCGTGCCCGGCAGGGTGCGCGAGACGACTTCGAGGCCGCCCTTGGTGGGGGCCACGGTGACGTCGGGCTTGACCTGCCACACGCGGTAATTGGTGTCGAAGTGGCGCTCGGTGGAGACCGCCTGAAAGCCCATGGCATTGATGGCGGCAGCGATCTTGAGGCCAGACGCCCCGGTGCGGCCACGGCCCCCGGTGGGGACGTTCTCGTTGAAGGTCTCGAACTCCATCCCGAATTGGCGAAAGTTGGTCAAATGCAGTCTCCTTGGGTTGCGGGCTGTGTCGCCCGGTAGGCAGCTTATCTCACGGAAACGACTCGACGTCAAATCTTTCCTGTCGATTTTTTCCTGTCGATTTATGTAGACGAGCCCTTTTCGGTCCTGTACAACCGCCGGGTCGCCACTCTGCCCGGCGTCGACTACGCCAAATAGGGTATGAAGAAAGGGACTGTGTACTATGACTGTCACTGTGAAGACGTTCGAGGTTACCGTTGCCAACGAGCGTTCGGCTCTTGCCTTCGACCTGCGGGGCGCGGTTGTGGATTTCATCCGCAGGCGCATCTCCGAGGGCATGGCCCGCGCCGAGGATGCGGAAATCGACAGGACCACCGCGATGCGTCGCTTCGCCCTGACCTATGCCGCCGCCGCCAAGGGCTACCGGCAGGTCCGGACGGTGCCGGGGTCGCTGCTCAACTGGGCGGGCTACGTCGAGTACAACAAGGGCCGGGAGGGCTTCCCGCAGGCCGTCCCGTCGACGGTCGGCACGTTCGACAAGGACGTGGTCACCGTGTTGCCCGGCAACCTCATGCTCATCAAGATGGGCGGGGTGACGTTCGCGGGCACCTTGGAGAGCGGCAAGCCCGACGACCTCTTCGAGGTCCGCATCAGCCCCGCGGCGAGGGGCTACGTCGCCACTTTCGTGTGCGGCCGGGTGGATGGCGATGACCCTCTCACCATCCCGCAGCCGGTTGAACCGGAAGGCGTCGACGCCTAGTCAATATCGGGCCGCGCCCATCCGGGGCGCGGCCCTCTTTGCGAGGACCCCATGACTTCTGCACGACTCAGGACCGCCGCCCACGAACTTCGCGAAATCTTGGCCGACATCGCTGAACACGATGCCGCCCTTGTCACCCTCAACGACCGGCGCAAGGCGATGGAGCGCGACATCCTGCCGGAACTGTTCACCGAGTCCGGCGTGACAAGCATCCAACTGGAGGATGGCAGCCGCATCACCCTGTCGACCATGTCGGAGGGCTCCCTGCCCAAGGACCCGGCCGCCCGCGCCGCTGCGCTGGAGTGGCTGTCCGCCAACGGCTTCGAGAACCTGATCGAATGCCGCCTCGCCGCCTCATGGACCCGCGGGGACCGCGCCAAGGCGCAGGTCGAGTACGAACGACTCGCCGCGCTGGGCACTGCCAAGGTCGCTCTTGACGAAACGATTCACCCCATGACTCTCGGCGCAAGGATACGCGACCGAATCGTCGCCGGTCAGCCGACACCGCTGGACCTGATTGGCGTCTCTGTCTTCCAGCGGGCACGCTTCACCAAAAAAGCAGGAACATCAAATGACCAATAGCAACGTGACAACGAATAACGAAGCCACTCTGCAGACGACCAGCCAAACCAATCTGCCGACGACTCTGTCGGTCGAAGACATTGCGCTGATGGAGAACGCGAAGCCCACCAATGACTTCAAGAAAGACGACCTGCTGATCCCGTTTTTGCAGATCGTGCAGGCGACCAGCGGCTACGTTCAGCGCAACGACCCGGCGTTCGTCGAGGCGGCCCGACCCGGCGACATCATCGATTCCCTGACCCGCGAGCCGCGTCAGCGTATCGCTTTCGTCCCGGTGAAGTACGAGACCACGTTCGTCGAATGGAAGCCCAACCGCGGCGGCTTGGTGAAGAACTGGGGCACCAATGCATCGAAGTACGAGGCGTCCAGTGGAGACTACGGCACGCACCGCACCAGCGAGGGCAACGACATCGTGCCCAATGCGACCTACTACGGACTGATCATCTTCGAGGATGGCGCAACCATGCCGGTGGTGCTCAACATGACCGGGTCGCAGTACCGCAAGAGCAAGAGGCTCAATGCGCTGATCAACATGCTCAAGATCACCAAGGCTGACGGCACGTCGTTCGAGCCGCCGATATACTCACGGGTCTACAGCATGCAGACCGTGCAGGAGAGCAACGATCTTGGCTCATGGTACGGTTGGCGCGTCGAGCCGGGCAGCAAGCTGCTGGAGGTGAACGGCGGCAGGGCGGTCTTCGCGGAGGCGCAGAAGCTGCGCGAACAGATTGATGCCGGGACCGCGCGGGCGATGCCCGATCCGTCGACCACACCGCGCACCGCCGCCACCGCCGCCGTGGCGCTGGATTCTGAGATTCCTTTCTGACGTCAACGACTCGTACGGCGCGTGCTGACGGCACGCGCCGTTTCGTTTGCCCCCATCCAGCGGAGAAGAGACGATGAAAACAGCCTACGTGGTCACGCACGGCATCCAGTTGCCGAATGAGCGTTTCCAGTGGCGCAGCGCGCCCGAGATTATCAGCCAGCCGATGCTGTGGGAGGTGACGCGCGGCCTGCCGTTCGGCCAAATCTTCAGGGTGCGCACCGAGCAGAACGTGGGGGCGATGCTCAACGGCAAGGACCGCATCGAGAGTTGCGTAGGTCTTATCGACTCGACGAGTCGTTGGCGGGCCTGCCTGTCGCTGATCCGGACCGCGCTGGTCGCCCTGCGCCTGCAGGACATCGCCGAGCCGTGCAGCGCGGTGTTCGGCATGATGCTCAACCGGCACCCGGCCAGCGTCTCGATGCAGGAGCGCCAGTCACTGGCGGAGGCGTTGCGCAGCGCCATGGACAAGCTGCCCCCGGACGACCCGCGGGCCAATTTCGAGACCTCGGTGGCGGCCATGTTCGTGCGGCTGGCGTTCAGCGAAAACGACATCGAGGTGGCCCATATCGTCCCGTACAGCCTGATCTGGATGGTGAATGGGCGCGAACACCCGGAAGACCGCGAGGCCACCATAGAGGTCATGGCGAGTTCGGTCCTGCTGGCCGAGTCGTTCAATCGCCTGTGGGAGAAAGCCCCCGAGTGGGCTTTCTACCCCCTGCCCGCCGCGCCCGGCACGCCCGCTGCGGAGGCCGCTCCACAGGCCCCCAGAGAGGCTCAGGAAGAGGCCGGGGATTCGGATGAGCCGGACGCCCGGTAGGCCTCGATAACCTCGTCTACGAGCCGCATATGGCCCGCCTGAGCCCTGCCAAAGGTAGGGTAGCGGCGGGTCGTCCCGTGGAGCGGGCCTTTCTGGATCACGGTCTCGAAAACGAGTGGCCTGCCCGAGTCGTCGAGACCGGTGGAAATCCCTGTGAACATCGTGGATATCAGGGTTTTGCCCACACTGGTGACCTCGACGACTCGGTCATCGGTCTCCAGACGCGCCATCCATTCGACGGCGTCGTCCATCGGTTCGACCGACTTGTCGGCGTTGATGACGAACTGCATCAGGAACAGGTCACGTTGCGCACGCCTGCCCATTCGCAGACCGTGCAGAGCTTGAGCTTACCGTCCATCCAGATGTTCAGGTAGTAGCAGCCGTCCGCCTTGGCGGCGGTGGCGGCTCCGACGAACACGGCGAGGGCGATCAGGCAGGCGAAGGTAAGGCGCGTCATGAGGGGTCCTTTCGGGAGTTGTAAAACGAAATCAGGTGCTGGAGCACCTGTGTGCGGGTCAGCCGCACACCGGATGACTTTTCGAGGTCGCGGGCGATCTGCTCCATGGCCATCAGGTTGGCGCGGTTGACCGCCATGGAGAACTTGTTGCCCTGAAACTTGAGGTCGCGCGCGACCTTGGGGCCGGGCATCTAGCCCTCCACCGGGGCGAGGCTGATCTGGCGCGCCGTCACCTTGAGCACGGTGACATCGCTGGTGTTGGTGTGGGCGGCGATGAACTGGCGGCTGAGATGGTCGCGGACCGCCTTCATGTCGAGCGTGTCGCGCTGCTGGACGAACACCTTGGCCTCGTAGGACGAGCCGAGGTAGCGGCCTTCGCCGTAGGCCTTGAGGGCGGCCTCCAGTTCCTTGAGTTGGTTGAGCAGCGGGGCGAGCCGCGCCTTCATGGTGCCGATCTGGTCGACCAGCGAGGACGTCTGGTCGTTGGCCGGGATCGAGTCGTTGGAAACTTGAGTGATGGCAGTCATTGTCTGGTTCCTTTCGGGTTGGGTGGTCTGAATTAGCGTCCGGCCCGGTCGCGAGCCTTGTCGCGGTCGAGCGCCTCTTGAAACTTGACTTCGACCTCGGCGGCCTCGCGAGTGTCGAACGTGTCGACCACCACCGAGACCGGCTGTGCGAGATAGAAGGTCCGAGTGCGGAACACCTCGTACCCGGTACCGTTGAAACGGATGTCGTAGGTGACCCGGCTCATGCCGCCACCGGGAGGCTGACCGCCTCCTGCATGTACTTGAGGCCCGCATCGATGCTCTCGATGCCCTTGGAGATGGCGTGGGCGCGGCACACGAGGTTGTAGGGGGTGCCGACGCCGTTGCGGAACATCGGCGCGTTCTTCGCGGTGAAGGCGGTCGCCTTGTGGGCGTGGCGGGCTTCCGGCTTGCCGTCGATCATGGCGATGCAGGTGCCGCCGACGCCGTCGAGCATGAGGACCTTGTCGTTCACGCCCGCGCGCAGCACGGCGAGCATCTCGGCCTTCTCGGCCTGCAGCTTGACGATGGCGGTCTCGAAAGTGGCCTTGACGGCGGGGGTGATGGTTTCGGCTTGCTTGATCATGAAGTGGCGCTCCTTGGGTTGCGGGCTGTGTCGCCCGAGGAACAGCTTGTCTCATGGAACCGTATGGGACGTCAACAGAAATCGACAGGACAAAAATAAACCCGCCCGATGGCTGGAACCACCGGGCGGGGTCTCTCGGATGCCGCCTTACACCCACTACTTTCCGGAAGGTCCGGCCGGGTCGGGGGTTTGACCACATGCGCGCCCTGTGCAAGCGAGGGGCGAACGCGCACTAGGCAGGAGCGGCTTGCTGTTTCGGGCGGTCCTTGCCGCCGTAAAGGAGATGGACCCGGAGCCCCGCGTCTCAGGTGTCACGTTGAACGTATATGCCTTTCTCGTCGATGGGGATGACCTGCATCATGGCCGCCTCCAGCATGTTGGCAAGGTCGCGCCTTGTGTCGGGCGTCAGGTGCGTGCCATCGCCGTACAGGCCCTTCTTGACCTTCTTCAGCAGGGCCCAGCCGTGCTGGTCGAACAGGTAGGCGAGGGGTTCGCTCATGCCGTCACCGTCACGGTGACGGCGATACCCTGCCTGCGCAGGATGTCGATGCGGACGGCAGCCTCACGGCTGTCGCGGTAGGTGCGCCGGAAGCGGAGGCCCTTGATGACGTAGCGCAGGGTGATCATCAGATGCAGCCGTCGCAGATGTCGACCACGAAGGCGTGTGGCTTGGCGGCCAGCAGGTCGCCCTCGGCGTAGACCTTGGCGACCATCGTGCGGTGCGGGTTGACGACTCGCTCGGTCTCGATGACCACCGCGTCCTGCAGAGCCTGCACGGCGGCGTCCATGGCGGCGTCCTTGTCCTCGTAGCTCTCCGGCAATTCGACGATCAGGTAGACTTTATAGGCCATTGTGCGTGCTCCTTGGTTGGTGGCACCCGGAAGCCCCGCACCGGCTTGTCAGGGCCGGGCGGGGCTGTATGGGGCCGGGCGGGCCTTCACCAGTCCTTCTTCAGGAAGAGGACGTGGCCGGGGCGGGCCTTGAAGGCGCGCCGGGCCATGTACTTGGCCCCGCGCAGGGTGCGAAAGTAGTAGCCGCGCTGGCCGTAGTCGTCGGTCACGCCCGCGGGGTAGCTGACGTAGTACTTGGGTGGGATGTCGAACGAGTCGTCATCCCACGGCTCGATGAGGTCCATGAAAGTGGCCATTAGCGCACCGCCTTGTCGGGCTTGCCGCGCACCGCTTCGAGGATCACCACCTTCTCCGGGTTGGTGAAGCGGTGGCCGCCGTCGGCCAGCTTGCGGGCGAGGTCGAGGCGGCTGCACCAGCCGACGTTGAAGAACTTGCTGTACTCGCCCTTGGCGACGTCGGCGGCGTGGTCGGCACGGACCTCCGCCAGTGCGCGCTCGGTGTACTGCTCGACCGTCAGGCCGCCGAGTCTCTCGGCGTGCTCCGCGGCTTCCTTGGCCATGCTCGCCTCGTCGGTGATCGTCGGGTAGCGCAGCGTGCCGCCCACCTTGCCGCCGACGTAGTGCCAGCTACGGTCGACCATCGAGGTGTGGAAGGCGTAGTCCTCCGGGGCCTGCTTGACGGTGTAGGCGAGGCGGTCGGCCAGACGCTTGGCGGCGTAGGCGTCGCCGAGGAGGACAACCACGGTGTGGCTGTAGGTGCGCTTGGTGCTGCGGGTGTGGACGTTGCCCTGCGGGTCGACGGCGTGGAAGTGGTTGGTCGGGGTAGCCATGTGATCGTTCTCCTTGGGTTGCGGGCTGTGTCGCCCGAGGAAAATGTTATCTCATGGAACTCTATGGGACGTCAACAACAATCGACAGGATTATTGATGTACTGTCCGTGGTGGTCCATCGGTGTGTGCCCCACAAACAGTTGAGGCCCGGTGGATTTCAAGCCACCGAGCCTCCCCGTTTTGCCTTTTGCCATTGCGGGGGCGTTGGCATTGGGCGTACGTTCCGAGTGCGAACAAGAAACGCTAGGACAGACCTAGCGGTGTTTGAGTCACTGTTCAACCGGCATTTTTTGCCGGTCTAGGAGTCTGCCCGGTGCTTAATCCTGTCGCTATTCGGCAATATTGCCAAATTGTCTTTGAAAATCCGCCACTTGGCAGCCTGATTGCCCTTCGTGGTTACGCCGAGCGCGGCAAAGACGGCGTGCCCTACACGCCGTGGATCAACCCGTTCCATGCCAACTGGATCGAGGGCGTGGTCGATTTCGCCAGAATCTGCGACCAGCGCGGACTGGCGGCGTATTGCGTACCGGGGTTTGTACGCGGGCGCGCGGCGGGTGCCGCCGATGTCGTCAGCCTGCCGACCCTGTGTGTCGATTTCGATACCGGTGATATCGCAGGCAAGTGCATCAGGCTGATCGAACTCTTGGGATCGCCCGCACTGGCCGTCCACTCCGGCGGCCTGCTCGACGGTCAGCCCAAGACGCATCTGTTCTGGCGACTCAGCGGCGACTGCGCGGCACCGCGGGTGGCGCGGCTGCGTCGTGCCGCCGCCGATCATGTGCAGGCCGACGGCTCGTTCCAGAGCCCTCACCAGCCGATCAGGATAGCGGGCAGCGTCCACCGCAAGGGCGCGCCGATGCCGGTGACGATTGCCTACCAGACCGACAGCCTGCTGGCGGTCGAAGACGCCGAGCAGCGGCTGGGCGGCGCGCGTACCGAGCAGGGTCAGGGTCCGGCGAACGACTCGGAAGAACAACCCAATCTTCTTGGCTTTTCCCGCGTGGTGCCGATGGACGAACTCCCGGCCCGCCGGATCAATCACGGCGAGACCGACATCACCCGCTTCGAGGCGATGACGCGCATGATGGGCATGATGCTGGCCAGCATCCACGACATCGACAACGCCGACGCGGTCAATCGTGAATTTGACTATCTCCGGGAATGGGCGGTCGGGCACATCGAGAATGTCGAGCGCGACTACGACCTGCGCCAGCACTGGCGCAGGCTTCTCCGGCGCGAGCGCTGGAAGCGGATGCAACCGCGCAGGCCACGCGCACGACCACGCTACATGACATATTGAGAGGGAGGACTGCATGAACCGAGAGCAACGACGCGCCGCCAAGGCCAAGGGCGAGATGCCCAAGATCGTCAATTTCCCCGACGACTCGGCACCCGACGAGGGGGCCTATATCTTCGTGTTCAACATCACCATGATCGAAGGCCCGCTGGTCGTCGATTACATGCCGCAGCTTATGGAGTTCACCAGCAAGGTCGTGAAGGGTGGCCGCAAGAGCCCGGTGTGCTTCTGCTGCGAGAAGCAATTTGATCCGAACTCCCGGCCCGCCGTGGCGCTGTACAACAGGCAACTGATCCCCAACCCCAAGGCCGACCCGCGCCGCTTCAGGCAGGCCAAGGCCTATGTGCCCGAGCCGTACGACGCCATCATCGCGGTGTGCAACGACTGCGTGCCGTGGGGCGGGAAAGACCCGTTGCCGATCCTGAAGGCACGGCTTGTCAAGGACTACGACAAGCCGGGGTACTCCATGGACCCGACGCTGGCCGCCCGCGTCATGCATCCCGCGGGCCGGGCCTAGCGATGCCTGATCCGTCGGAGGCCGGTCCGACCCGGACCGAGGAACTGCGCGCACTGGCGCGCGACTATCTGGCCGATGCCGAGATGACGATCTACGGCACCATCCTGCCCAAGGTCGCCGCGCTGGCGGCGCGGCTGGGCTCGGAAGAGTCCGTCAATTCGTTCGTCAGCATGGTCAAGGTCGTGCATCGCGACAATCCCGATGGCCTTAACCTGCTGTCATGGACCGACACGCGCGGCTTCCTCGGCGATTTGAAAAAGGCGCTGATCAGGAAGCTGCGGCGCGCCGCACGCGAGCCCGGCGCGATGGCGGCGGTGACCAACATCGACGAGATGCTGCAAAGCGAATCGCCGCTGTTCGTGTGCGTCGGATTGCTGTTGCGCCAGCGCCGGGGCCGCCTGTGGTTCGATACGTTCTTGAATCAGATCAGGACCGACTGGAAGTGCGACCGCAGCGAGGACGTGGTCGAGGCCTACGATGTCGACGACGCGGTGATGCGCAAGATCATGATGTGGATGATGGCGCTCAACATCGAGGTACTGGGCAACGTGCATATGCGCACCGTCGAGCAGGCGGTGTTCTATGTCGCTGAACTGGACTGCCGCGACGTGCTGGTCGACCACGTCAAGGGCGTGCCGCAGTGGGACAGGGTAGAACGACTCAAGGACATGATGACGATTGGCTTCGGTGCCGTGGTCGACGACGAACAGGGCCAGACGCTGGAATACCTTGAGGCAGTCGGCCGCAACATGGTCGTCAGCATGACGGCACGCGCGCTCAGGGCAGGCTGCAAGATGGACACCATGCCGGTGTTCTTGGGCGCGCAGGGCACGCTCAAGTCGACCGCCATGCAGATACTGGGCGGACCGTTCTTCGCCGAAATCAGCGAGAACCCGGCCAACAAGGATTTCTATCTGCAGATTCAGGGCGTGTGGCTGGGCGAGATCGCTGAACTGGCGTCCATCGTTTCGACGCGCGTCGACATGGCCAAGGTCAAGCAGGCGCTGTCGTGCGCCTCCGACAAGTTCAGGGTGCCGTACGGCCGCACCAGCAAGCATCACAAGCGGAGATTCGTTCCGACAGGAACCGGCAACCAGCGGGCGTGGCTGCGCGATGAGACCGGGGGCCGCCGCTTCTGGCCGGTGACCTGCGGCGTGATCAATGTCGACTGGCTGCGCACCCACCGCGATCAACTGATCGCCGAGGGGTTGAGCCTCTACGAGGATGGCGCGACGTGGTGGGAAGTGCCCGCCGCGGCTCATGCGCAGGCCGTGGAGAGGCACCAGCAGGTCTCGATGTATGAGGAGACCATCCGCGAGCATCTGCTCGGAGCGGGCCTGTATGACGGCTCGGTGAGCAGCCCGGCCATCGAGCCGCCCGATCCGACGCTGGGCAATTTCACCAGCCCGCAGCGCTGGGGCAATGTGGTGACGCCGCTCCGGGTGGCGGTGCAGTGGCTGCGCATCCCGCACGATCAGGCGGAGCGCCACCAGTACTCCATCACGCAGGCCCTCACCCGGCTGGGCTGGCGTTCGACGGTGACCAGCTACCGGCGCAACGGGGTCCACAAAGCGCTGCGCTGCTGGGTGCCGGTCGACCCCGTAGCCAGAGAGGGGGTGCGTAGTACAAATGGGCTGAGTATCATCACGTACAGTGAAGATATAACGCCGTTTTGACGCAGTATCATCACGTACAGTGAAGATATACCGCCAGTTTGGTGCCGGGAGGCGTAGTACCGTAGCATAAGCGTAGCATGAAATTATCTAATAAAATCAACGGTGTTTACGGTACTACACCTATTACACCTAGTGTCTGGGTAACGTACGCGAGATGCGTTTTTGGGGGGTAGTAAACGTGAATATTATATACGGTGAGAAAAGTGTTAGGAGGGGGGTGTAGCACCCGTAGTACAAGGCGGTTTTGATGCCTGCGCGGCCCCCAAACACCTCCGATCTGACCGCTATTAGCACGCTTGATGCAGTCCCCGGCCTGCGGCTGGCCGACCGCGACTGGCGGGCGCTGGTGGGGATGCGGCACCCGGTCAAAGTTGCCCTCTGGCTGGCGCTGATGCGGCCGGTCGAGGAACTGGAAGTGCGCGCCGAGTCGTTCGCCGAAACTGTCCCTGTCGGAGACGAAGGCGTGACCGAGCGGCGCGCCCTCCCGGCGGTCATCGCGTGGGCCGAGGCCGCGGTGCTCAAGGGCCTGCGCGGCGACATGCAGGCATGGTCGCAGGTGGCCGACCGGATCGAGGGCAAGGTTGGCCACCGCAAGGATGACGTCGATCCCGAGGACGAACGCCGCAGAGGAGATATTCAATCTGTGATTGAGGCGGTGGTGACCGGCTTGGTCAACGCACGACTCGAAGGCGGCGAGGACTTCGTCGACATCACGCCAGAGACTGTGCTGGACAGTGAGCGACAGGATAGTGATACTGCCCGGCGACGTGATGTCATGGAGGCAGCCCGACGTGAAGCGCAAGACAGCCAAGAGCGCGGCGAAAGACTCGCCACCACCAACGACCAGCCGGAAGAGCGCGACCTCACCGACCCGCTCGCAGGCCCGCGCATCACGAACGGCAGGACGAACGGACACGGCTAAGTTATCGCTTGAAGATGAACTGCGTTTGCTCAGGGCCGAGGTCCAGCGGCGCGGCATAAAGATACAGGTTAAGAACCAACCCAAGCGCGACCAAGGACGTCTTGTCACCAATCATCTGCGGAGGGCGCTCGATGACGGTGTTAACATTCTCAGGAGGCGCGCACGTCGTGCGGCAGGCCAGTACGGTCTGATGGACAACGAGCGCGACGAGCGTGACAACTACGAGACGCCTGACGAGGCGGTCGATCATCTACTGAGCAACGTGACGCTGACCGGCGTGATGTGGGACCCGAGTTGCGGGCGCGGCAAGATCGTCAAGGCGCTGATCCATGCCGGTCAGCGGGCGCATGGCAGCGACAAGTTTGTCTATGTGCCGATTGACGGTATGCGCACCCAAGTCAAGTATGGATATGACTTCATAGGATGTCTTGGAACGACCGACAGCATAATTATGAATCCTCCATTCGACCAGAGCGACGATCATGTGCGCCACGCGCTCAAGATCATCCCGAGCGATGGCAAGGTGTGTGTGCTGTTGCGGCTGACGTGGATCGCCGCCCAAAAGCGCGCCGACCTGTTGAAGCATCTGCACAAGATCATCATCTGCGGACGACTCAAGATGCTGCCGCCCGGCGTGCCCGACCAAGGCCACAGCGGCGCGGTCGACTTCGCATGGTTTGTGTTCGGGCACCGAGTCGTTAACGCAACTCAGATCGTGAGAGTGAGATGACCACAGCGTCAAAACAGGACACGCTGTTGCTGTGCCCATTCTGCGGTAGCGATGCTCTGAAGATTTCGCCCAACGTCCACACACAGTTATTGCGAGTGCAATGCGAGAGTTGCTGGGCGACCTCTGTCACCAGCAACCAGCGCTCCACAATCATCGCTGCATGGAACCGGCGGCCCCATCCCTTTCATCCCTGTCCGTTCTGTCTCAGTTTCAATATCTCTTTGGGCGACAGCGAGACACTTCCGGACGGAAACTATCTGACGTGCAACAATTGCAAGGCCGATGGACCCGTGAAGACGGGTCAACGTGAAGCCATCGCTGCATGGAACCAGCGCGAGGCCGACGCCACCATCCGCATCCTGCTGGAAGCGCTCCATGACATCTGCAAGCCAGTCACGGTCGCGGCTGATGCCGAGACGACATCCTTCGTTAACGATTTGCACAAACTGCTGGCAGCCCGCGCCCAAGCAGCTATCGACAAGGTTAAGCCATGACCGTCTATCCCCTAACTCATGATGTGCCAAAGTTTCTCGATGAACTCAGCAATCTTTTCGAGAAGCATGGCATGGTGCTGGCGACCGAGCAGCCGGGGCAGGCGGCGTATTCCTATGTCGTGCTGAGTCACGGCACTGGACGTCTGATGGCGCGGGCTCACCTCAAGGGTCGTCTGATACTGACGGACAAGGTGAAGCCATGATCGCCAAGACAGCGAACGGTGTGCCGATCAAGCGTCATCCCGGTGCCATAACCTACAAGCGCTGGCTGCATCATTGCGGCTGGTGCGGTGTCAAGGCTCCAGTCGCCACCAACGGACGCGACCTGTTCTGTTCTGTCTGTGGGCACTGGTGATGCTGCGCGGCAGTTACCTCTGCGCCTGCGGCCACGTCGTCGAGAGCCACGCATGGAGTGATACTGACCGTAGCGCACCGCGACCCTGCAGCGAATGCAAATGCCCTGAGTACGCCTATGATCTTGCAGGGACCAAAGCCAATGAAGAGAGACTGAAGAGGCAGGCGGAAAATGACCGACGCTGAACTGGATAACCTTGCCGAGAGGGTTGCCATGACCGACGCTGAACTGGATAACCTTGCCGAGCGGGTTGGTCACATCGAGCGCGACACCGCGCGCATGCACCAACGACTCGGTGTGATGATCGAACTGATCACCGAGATGAACGCGCTGCTGTTGAGCATACGCGACACGGTTCGCGACAAGATAGAGGTGCCGACGTTTTTGAGGAAGAACTGATGGGTGGTGAGGGACAATGATCAAGATGTCTGCGCGCGATGACAGGACGGGTCGCGGTGTCATCATCTTCGGCATCACCGAGGACAATATCCGCGCGCTCAAGGCAGGCAGCCCGATCCATGTGACGGCTGATGAACTGGGCTTCACGGGCGACATCATCATCGACTACGAGAGCACGCTCGACAGGCTGATGAAAAAGTTCAAGCAGTTCATCGGTCCCAATACGCACTTATCCGACACCACCGGACAGAAAAGGAATTGATCATGGCGGTCGTAGTACGAATCGACATAGGCGATAACTACAGCGACATCATCACCCCCAGTGTTCGGGCGCTCGATGCCGTGCTGTTCGACTTCAATCCAAGCACCAGCAGCGACGTTGCCGTGGTCAAGGGGATGTGTGCGGCGGTGATCCAGAAGATGATCGAACTCCGCGACGGCGCTAATGCCACCGACCCCATGAAGCGCATGGCGTCAATCGCCATATCGCAGATGGAGATTACGCAGATGTGCGCGGTCAAATCGTACTTCGCGAAGTAGGCAGATGGCTGAAGGAACCCTGCACTACAACATGCTGACGGGAAAATTATATTGCCATCGCGATGACGCATGGCATTTGGTCAGGGAGTTATCCATGGGCACGCAAAGCGACATGATGATCAAGGAAGAGACCAAGCAGGAGACCATCAGGATACTCGAACGCATGCGTGAACTGCTGGACGAGGACGACGCCAACGCCGGTCTGGCCATCGAGGCGCTGTGTACGCTGGCCATCGAAAAGCTGGAGGAGGAAGAGCAGGACGAAAACCTCCAACGACTCTTGGACAAGGACGACTGATGCTCGCATGATGCCGCCCTCAATCGCAAAGATGGAGGGAGAACATGAGCGACATCAGCGACCCCGCGGTAGGCACGACGTACTATCCGTCCCCCGCGGCTCCGCCGAGCGTCGAGACGCTCGTCGTTCCGCTGGCCCAGCCGGGTGATCCCGGTCAGCCGCCCATCACCTACGGGTCGCAGCCAGCCGAGGCGTTGCCGGTCCATGACGTGGTAGCGGGCAACGAGCCCATCGTGGTCGACCGTCCCTACGCCGAGCAGACGGCGGACACGAACACGCTGACCTGTACGGCAGGCAACTGGGAGGGCGAGCCGACGAGTCGCGACTATCACTGGCTATGCGACGGCGTGGCGATAGCGATGATGCGCGACCCCAGCTACACGTTGCAGCCCGACGACGATGGCCACACCTTTGCCTGCCAGTTGATCGTCGCCAATGCCTATGGCTCGTCGCTGCCTGCGCTGTCGAACGACGTGGTGGCGGCCTACGTCGCTCCCCCCGTCATCGAGGTGGTGGTCGTTCCTACACCTACGTTCTCGGAAACGACTCCCAATCCGCAGGTCGCCATTAACCTGCCGCCGACCCACATGCCGCCGCCCCCTGAACCGGAGGTCAAAGACGTGCCATTCATTCCCGACGAGGACGACATGGTGGGGCAGGAGCCGACGGTCTAAGGCTGCTCGATGCCGGTCATCAACGCACAACGACTCAGAGTCGCTAATGACCACGAACTCGCCTTCATCGAAGCCGAGAACCGCTGGAGCCGCCGCGCCCGGCTCAAGCAGTTGCTGCCAGTGTCAGGCTGGTCACTGTGCGTGGTGCAGGCGGGTCGAGGCTTCGGCAAGACCTTGGTGGGATCGAACTGGGTTCGACGACAGGCTGGTCTATATCCCGGCTGCGTCATTCACGTCATCGCCCCCACTTACGGCGATCTTCGTGGAGTGGTCTTCGGCGGTCCATCCGGCCTGATCAATATGATCCCGCACCAGATGGTCGCGAGCATCAACAACTCGATCTTCGAGATACGACTCATCAACGGCTCGATCATCAAGGGCTTCTCGGCCGAGTCGCCCGACCGTCTGCGCGGTCCGCAGGCGCACTTCACATGGGGCGACGAGGCGGCGGCGTGGAACACCACGGCAGAGGCGGTGATCAGCAACATCGATCTATCGACCCGTCTGTTTTATACGACTGTCGATAATCGCCGCGTCCAGCCTCAACGACTCTACACGACGACGCCACGTCCGCTCGACTGGCTCAAGGACATGCTGGCGCGGCGCGACGTCAAGGTTGTCGTCGGCACCACCATGGAGAACCGCGCCAACCTTGCCGAGGCGTTCTTCGACGAACTGCAGCAGTACGAGGGCACGCAAATCTATCGGCAGGAGGTGCTGGGCGAACTGCTGGAGGTCGGCGAGGCGGCGATCATCAAGCGAAGCTGGCTGCAGCTATGGACGCACGACCGGCCGCTGCCGTGGTTCGATTTCGTGTTCGTCAGCCTCGACACGGCGCTGACCGAGAAGACGTTCGACAAGAAAGACTACGAGCCCGACTTCACCGCCTGCACGGTGTGGGGCGTGTTCCCCGAGAAGCGCCGCTGGAACATGATGATGCTCGAATGCTGGCACGAGCAGATTGGCTTTCCCGAGTTGATCAAGCGGGCCAAGCAGGAGATGAAGGCGCGCTATGGCCGACGCCGCGACCTGATCTTCAGGCCGGTGGTGGGCGAGCCCCAGTACCATGAGCAGATCAAGACGCCCGACCTGCTGATCATCGAGGACAAGGGTTCCGGCATCTCCCTCAGACAGACGCTGCAGTACGAGGGCGTCGATTCGTGGCCCTACAACCCCGGCAGGGCCGACAAGCTGTCTCGGCTCCATGGCGTCTCCCATGTGGCCTCGGCGGGCCGCATTTGGCTTCCTGAGAGCAAAGTAAAGCGGGGTGAGCCTCGCTCATGGTGCGAGCCGTTTCTTAAAGAGGTGACGGTCTACTCAGGTCCCGGAACGACTCGCAATGACGACTTCGTCGACAGCTTCTCGCAAGCGGTTCGGTATTTCGCGGATCGCTGGCTCACCGCAGGCGTGACGACCGGCGTGACCGGCGAGTTCAAGGACGACTCGATGGAACTGGAGGTCGACCTCGGCGAGAACCAAGCGCTCTACGACTCGCTGCACAGGAGCGACGCCGAGGTCCGCAATCCTTACGATTAATTATTGACACTCCCGCGTCTTCGGCGGCACTCTTCGAGCCACAAGGAGACTGCTTCATGATCACACTGCGCTACCAGATGAACGGCCACCGATACCGGCGCGACTACACGGTCGATGGCCCATGGGAGGAGGTTGTCACCGCGCTGACCGAGATGGGCATCGACGTCGCTGTCACCTTTCCCGGTGCGGTGGT